TCAACAGAATTATCGAGTTTGCTTTCAGCCATAGGTTCTTGCTCCCCTTTTTTGGCGATTACAGCTTTTGCTTCAGGATTGGCGGGACTATCGACAATCGACAACTCCACCAACTCAAGATCATCTAGGATTGTTAACTCACCCATTTAGATTCTCCTTGGTTTGGCTTTCCCACCAATGGAAAAAGCACGGTACTCGCCGCTCTTGACCTTCTCCCAGACAGCATCATCATAGATTTTCATACCTACGACCCAGCCCTCCTGATCTGAAGCAATACCAAGAGCCTTGGCGATTTCAGCAGTAAGGGGCAGGGAGTGAACCACGTCACCAATCTTGTCTCCTACATGCATCTCTTTAGCAACTCTGAGGTTCAGCATAAACTGAGTAGCAGCCTTCTCTAGTGTTGCGGTTTCAATAATGTCATTGTGGTGGTCTACAACAGGTTGACCACCTTTAGTAGTAACAGAGGCCCACCCGTAGAGGACTCTCTGCTCTTCGTTTATTTTAAGGATTTCCATTTATTCCTCTTCCTCTGGAGCTTGATCCTCTGTCTCAGGCATAGCCTCTGCTAGTTCCATATCCCTAGCATGTTGAGCCTCAGCAGTGCTTGTGTTCTTGGTTGCGTCATAGGGAATCTCAGCAGCCTCATTAAAGAGGAAGTCAAGGGTCTCTTGGTGGGAAGCAATATCAACACCAGCACCGTTGACGTTACGCAAGAACGCTGCAATCTCCTTGAGGTCATAAGGTGCAACATCTTTAGGTTTTAAGGTTGGGATGTACTTCTTGTCAAAACCATTCAGTTCAAACAGGCGGGGAAGAAGTTGTCTTTGGAGTTGACCATACATGTTGTGAAGGTAACTCTCAAGACTACGCAGGAACATATCACCCTTAGTTTTGCTCAGTGCGTAACTACCACTACCACCCCCCAGCATAAGAAATTCAGCCATGAGGGTTCTAGCAATATTGTTTTGGTAGCGGGTAATAATCTCATTCATGTCAATGCTACGAGAACCTGAAGCACTCAGTAGGTCTACACTCATGAGAGGGGTGTTAGTGTTCTTACCATCCTCATTGACGTAAACATCCGAAGCAATTACGATTGCACCTTGCTCGTTGTTCTTGAGGTCTGTGAGACCCTCTGTAAACTGCTGGAGCAATAGCTTCTGGTCATCACTAGCGTTAGGGCTGAGGTACTCACTAGGAATACGGCCAACTGGAATGCCATGCATTTCCCTCTCAATAGCGATTGCTTCGTATTCTTGGATTTTGGAGAGGTAGTAATACGACTTATAAGCATTCCTCAGAACACTGCGCCCTGTCCAATCACCATTAACTGTAGTGGTGGTATAGTGGACCAACTTGTTCTTTGGGATAAAACCATTGTAACCGGGCTTGCCTAGCATCTGCTGGACATACTCCAATTCACCAGTGTCTTCATCTACCTCAAACTTGTTGATAGTCCACTGAGCGCGAGAGGCCAGCTTCTTGACCCCCATCTTCCCATCAGGGTACATGGAGTTCTGTTCTCTACGTCTCTTGTAGACTACCTCAAAGGATGCAAACCCAAAGGTGAGGTAGGACAAGGCTTGTGAGATATGGTCATCCATAGAGTGATCCATATCGTTGAGAACCTCTTGTACGAACTCTGCATACTCACCCGTAGTGTCATCATCAGAAGGTTCTACCTTGTATCCTACATCCTTTAGGGTTTGCTCGATAGCGTATAGTGCTGCGCCAGTAGTGTCATCGTTGTCTCGCATCTCACGAAACTTCTTGATACCGTTAACACCCTTCAGTTCTCTTAGAAATTCATCTGATCTAAGGAAGCCATAACGAGTGTTAGTTCCGTAGTAACCAACCTCTGTCTTTGGGTTTACTGGCTTTTGTGGTTTGTTTACATCAGCCATTTTGGCTCCTTGAAGTTAAATTACTACGGCCCCTAACTAAGCCCACATCTCCCAAGCAATTGAGTGATGTATCTGATTTATGGCGTGTACCAAGCCACTTGTGAGTTGTAGTCTTCTTGATACGGGCCGGGGGCCGGTGTACCTGAAAAAGATTTTCCGCCGCCATCCAGACCAAAGTCGAAATTCGGGAACAGCGCAGACGCAGCCGATACTATTGTCGAGATTGGCACACCGGACGCCGTGAGAATGGGTGAACCACCGGGGGCTGTGTAGTCATTGTTTGCGTAATCTGTATATACACTGGAAAGCGTTGTGTTCACCGTCTCGGACGCATTGGCAGACCAGCCATATGCAACATCCTGCCAGAAATTCAAGCCGGTGTATATATTGCCTTCCCTCTCACGCTCAATGTGAGTGTCATCATAGCCGACTTGGTCGCGCCAGTGCGTTCTGTTAGTCCCCGGATTGGCGTATGCCTCACTAACACCACCGCCGTAAACAATATTATTATCCATATACCAAGACATATTCGCGGGTTGCGTGGCATCTGGGTAAGTTGTGTTATAGAAGTTTCCAAGCTCCAAGGAAGAAACTGGTGTATCGTGAAGTGAAGACGGATGCAGGGCGCAGTTCCACACATAATTCAGAGATGGAATAGTCGGTTGGTCTGTTGCATTCGTCTGGTCAATCAGAGTGCGCGACGTGCTTTCTGAGTTAATCATACCCTCAAAGTCGCAGAACCCAACAAAGATGCGGGAAGCCTCCTGCCATGTCCCGTAGCCACCAACGTCACGGCTTCGGACGCCGTAAACAAGGATTTTGTCGCACTGTTCGTAGAAGTTCCACACGTTGCCATGCGCCCCGATACCCACGTTTGTAAGGTCGCAAAACGTAAATTGGAAATCGGTGTTGTTATACACCCGCAAACCGGCCTGAGACACGCGGTTGAATGTGCATTTGTTGACGATATTATCGGTGCCGATGTTAGCGCCAAGGCCCCCCTGAAAGAAGATGCCAAAGTTTCCGGCGATGTTACGGAAGCTGCATTGCTCAATTGTCGCAGAACTAGCCCACCCAAAATAAATGCAGCCGTTTCCACCTGATGCGCTGGTCGAATCTCCAATGAGGCATTGCTTGATCGTGATGCCTGTGCGCTCAACACCTTGGCCTGACATGCGAACACAAGTCGCCTTGTCGTTCCCTGTCCCGGCTGTTCCAAGTAGCCTCAAGCCCTCAAGGGTAACGCTACCAACGAAATCAAGGTCTATGATATTGTCCCGCGCTCCGTAGCTTATACCGGAAGTCATGTTTGCGGAATTGGACGGGTAGACATAGATGGTTGTTGTCCCGTCTCCCTCATCAACATATCCGTATGTTCCAGTCGTCAGCTTCGGCAAACAGTTGGCGAGGTTGTAATAGTAATCCGCCGAGCCGCTATCACTCCCACCCTGAATAGTCTCTAGCCCGTCAACCGTTGCCGTATCTGTGCCATCATCAAAGGCCGTGATATTGACCGGGGAGACCGCGTTGGGATTGTGCCATACATAGATAAAGGCATCGCTGTCAGCGCCCGTCATTTGCGCAGCGGTCAAGCCCGCGAAAACAGTAGTGTCAGTTATTGCCGTGATTTGATTGGAGCCGTTTACGGTAAAACTGTCAGCTTGGTTAAACTCAACTTTGTTGTTGAAATAGAACTTATCTCCGTTCTTTGTTTGGCAGATAGGAACATACTCCTCGCCCTCGTAAAGGTTAAGGGCCTTTGCTGTTCCGCTTGGCAGAGAGGCGTTAGATACGTTCTTTTTGTAGACTGGCGACGAAGCGATACCAAGAGTTGCCCCAAGGCGCGTTGCGTCGGAAGCACTGCATTGCGTCCAGCCTGTCAAAACTTCTTGCCCGGTAATCAGGGGCTTTTCGGTGCCGTACCCTTTCAAGGTGATTGGTGTAGCCGCAGACCCAAAATCCACGTTTTCCCTATACGTCCCGTCTCGAACAGCAATGACCTGACCAGTGGTGGCGGCATTCACAGCCGCTTGAATAGTAGTGTAATCCCCACCACCACCAGAATCGACAATAATATCCGCCGTTGTTCCTGCGTCATACGAAGCATCAAACCCGCGCGATACTACGCTTGTAGCCAATGAAAATACATAGTTTGCCATTAGGTTGCATCCCCTCCGGCTTTCCAGCCGTCAGCGTTTACAGTCGCAGCGTTGCCAGCAATGCGCTTGTGTAGGTATTCGACGCCTGCGCCGTTGCCACCGTCAAAGCCAGTGGTGGTAAGGTAAACCTCAAGGTATTCAATCTCTACGCCCTCATGCATCAACTGCGTTCCGGTGGAGGTTGCAAGGAAAGATATTTCACGGGCGCTCGTAAATACGCCATTTGACGCCGTACTATAGGCCACTGTCGTCGGCCCGCTACCGTTAAGCGACCATGTATATTCGTCTGCTGTGTGGTCGGCCTTCATGTCCAGCGTGTACCAAGTATCGTTTGCCCATGTGGTAAGAGCAATGTTCGTGCCAACCAAGCTGGTGCCGGTTGAGTCTTCGAGTTTCTCAAATGTAATGTTATTGTTGGCCCACAATTCAACATCAAAGCTGTCAGATTCGATATTCCAAAGCGCTGCGAGGACAGGGAAAGATGTACCAGTAGGGATACGGAACTTCGCAATAAATCGAACAGCCGTCGTGTTGGCTGGCAAATTTGACGGGTCCACGAAATACGGCCCTGTTGCGCCTTGAGTAAAGAACGTGGCCTCAGTCACCGTGTTAATTGCAACCGGACCATCAGAGTAGACAGTCGAGAGGTTCGCGCTGGCATCTTCGAAAACAATCTGGATATAATGATTGCCGCTCAATCCAGTTGTGAGTGGGGGTGTATATGGGCCACCGCCAACATTGGCAGAGAAAGTACCAAAGTCTACTTGGTTCGTCAGGCCAGCGCCGCCCCCACCCGCCGTTTTGACCGCTGCCGCACTTGCTGCGGATTGGTCGGAGGTAGTGACAGAGAAATAAGCCGTGGAGTTTTCCGACAGGTCAGAAATCGTGATTGGCACATCGCCGTCTGCTTCCTGCGTCCCGGCTGTGATACCTGTGGCAGTTGGAGGGGTAACATCCAATTCTTGCGAACCAAGTTCAAACGGAAACTCATAAGGAAAACCAACCGGCGCCGATTCCCCATCTATATAGTGGAAATACCAAAGGGCTTTTTTGTAGGAAGGAAACTTGTGGTTGTTGTACACATAACGTCTACCATCCCAAGTCATTCCATATGGGAGGTCGGCTCTAACAGCCTCATTATATGTTTGGGTTCTGTTAGCCATAATACCTTATACCCTTTGTGGTTATGATTTTAGGTTCAGGAAGGATACACTTTTCTGAGTTACACCCTTAAACAAGAGTTGAGTTATTGCCCAAACCATAGCATCATACCTATCGGGGGACTTATGTTTGCCTAGAGGTTCAAAAGTTGTCATCTGGGTTTCTAGTTCAGATAGGGAATGTCCAGAGTTGGGGTTGCTGACATGCTTAACAAATCCCTTTTCGTATTTAAGAGAGATTGGTTCTGCTCTAGCAATCTTGGCGTTTGAGGCGAAGACACCCTTGAGAGGAATGTCAGGATCAATACCACGTATCACTGTAGGGATGAGATCTCCACCAGCATTATATTCGTAGACCACCATATTTGCGTTCCATTCATGGTACAAAGCAATGGCTTTTGAGGCCCAAGCCTCTGGTAATCCCTTGAAAGAGTGATCTTCTAGGACGTAAGCAATACCTTCTTCACTAAGGCCAGCTACGATAATACCCGTGAGGTCACTCTCTACGTTATTAGTTGTAGCAGGGTCTAGGGATATTACAATCTGTTGTAGGGGTGGTACTTCGTCTCTCTTAACCTGACAGGCATCAATCATGTCTCCTGTCCAGAGAGCGCCCTCATTCTCAGTCAATACTTCAGCATAAAGTTCCTGCCTACCCAGACGGGTTCCCTCAAATTGGGCTTTAACAGCTTCGATGTATTTACCGGAGAGGTTTGCAGCATTGTCATAAGTGCTGCCACTTGTAATATGAGTAGTTGGGTCTTTTAGGAGTTTTCTAACCAAAGATGTTGACTTTGGAGTGGTGCTTACACAGACCCTAGGGTGTTTACCAAGACGTAGACAGAACTGGAGCATGTCCCAAGTGTCTTGATCCTTGTTCCAAGCAGCTAATTCATCCGCCCAAGCATAGTGGAATTGTGGTCCCCTAAGACGTTCTGGTTCCTCAGCGGAGTAAAACTCTATCTTAGCCCCATTAGCCCAAGTTAGGGTTCTCTTGGTTGGGGACCACTCAGGGAAGCCCATCTTAGCCCCACGATGGGTTCTATCATTAGGGGAGCAGATGTTAAGGAAACCTGATTCACCCTTAACCATAACCCTTTCAATGTCAGAGTTGGTAGAGGCTACAGCAGCACCCCTCTTGAGGCCCCTCTTAACCTGTTCTCTACACCACTCAGCACCAGTTCGAGTTTTGCCGAATCCCCGGCCAGCATTAAGGAACCATGTGTTCCAATCCCCCTCTGGAGCTAACTGCTCTGGTCTAGCCCAGAAGGACCAATCAAATTTCAATTCCTTGAGTTGGGTAACGCTGAGGTTAGACAACACCTCTTGAACCTTGTCGGGGTCCAGCTCTCTAAGTGTGTTGGCGTTTATTTCCATAGTGGGTTATTACTTTTCGGGTTTGGCCATCCCCAAGGCTTCTAGGATAGCGTCTCTAGCTGATTCTTCTTCATCACCATTCAAATCAACTTCTAGGTTTACAGTAGCATCAACCTTCTGCCAGTCACTACCACCCCTACGCTCTAGTACGAACTTAGCTGCATCTAGGTTAGCATCCTCAAGGTGGTGATGAATAGTCCCTGTAGCTTTGGATACGAGGTAAGCACTCTCTTCTAACCACACCCATTCGTAATGCTTTAGAAAGGTAGGGTGGGAACCGGGCATGTTCTGGAAGTTACCTTGTCCACTAAGAAGATCGAAGATACCCTTTCTGCTCATACCTTCTCTAGCTAGACGACGAACCTCAGCCTCAATCTTCTTGTCATATTGATAGTTGGCTCTAGCCATTTAACTACATCCTCTTTTGTCTACTACCATAACAAACCAACAGTTAGGTAGATCGAATAGTTACCCACAACTCACAATGTGGCTATGGGACTCCCGTCTGCGGGAGTAAACTTTATAACTACAATCCATATGGTCTAAACATCATAAGAGAGTTTAAAGATCATAGTAGAAATCTGTTAGGGGAAAATCCTCATAAGGTATATACATTAGTATTTACCTTAAGTTCTTTACTACATACTCTTATGTATATTTACTATCATAATTTATAATCCTATAGAGTATTATCTATTATGGTTATTAATTCCTGATAGTTTATAATCCTAGAGTTGGGTAGCTTAAGAAGTAGCGGGTGGTTGTTACATTGGGAGGATACCAGTGTTCCCCCCTTTATCCCCCCTTCAATAATATATACATCCATAGTCAGGATTTTGGACATAGAAAAATGCAACATTCTTGAACTTTTTTCTTATGTAGTTGATTCCTAAAGATTCTTTTTTCTTGTTTTTTCTCGTGTTCTGTGTAGTCCAAGACATTTGGTCAGGTCATTTGTACATACATTTGGTGGT